TACATCATGACCATTGGTTAGAAGAAAGAAATCCAGGAGATTATTGTGATAAATGGGAAGATGGTAGAAAAATTAGGATACTGGATTTATTGGGCTATTGCAAGAACTGTAAAAAAGTAGAGAAGGGCAAAGAAAGAAAGGTTTTTTGGACTAATGAAATTAAGAAATTAGAAAAAGAATTAAAGGAATTAAAAAATGAGCAGTCAATCCAATCCTAATATTGATGATAAACGGCTAATTGAGGTTTACGACTGGGCTGATTCAGGACATACCGATAATGTATGGCTGAAAAAGTATAACAGGCGATTGAGACGGAAGAAGCTGGACAGGAAGATTAAAAGGGAAAGAGAGAGGGAAAATGAACGATGATTATATAGATTTGATTGAGAAAAGGTTAAGTAAGGTGCAAGTAAGTTTAATTTAAAGAAGGTGATTATCATGAAATAAAACCTTTGACAAAACAGCAAATGTAATATAGAATAATAATGAACCACTGAAACATTGAATAATGCGTAGGTGGTGGTCTTTAAAATTAAATATTGTAGAGTTCCATGAGAACCGCTTTAAGAAGTTTAATTACTTCTTCTGGCGGTTTTTTTTATTTTAAATTTTATTAAATATGTGAAGGAGTAAATAAAGATGGACGAAGCACTATTACTCAAACTTAAACAGGCACTGCAGAAAGCAGGGCTTGATGAGGAATTGTCTAAAGACATCACGATAACAGATGAATCACAAATAGAAGCGGAGATTGAAAAGCTTAAAAGTAAGCAATCAGGCACAGCAGACCCTGACAAGATTTTGAAGACATTAAAAGATGCTGGACTGGAAGAATCTTTTAAGAAGTATCTCCAGAGTGAAACGGACAGGCGGGTTACTCAGGCAATTAAAACCCATGATGAAAAGATTAAAAAGGAAGCAGAGGAAAAGGCAGCTAAGGAAAAAGCAGACAAAGACAAAGAAAAGAGTCAAGAAGGTATGACAGAAGACCAGAAAACAATCGCAAATTTAACAGACCAGGTTAGCAACTTATCTAAACTGGTACAGAGCTTGAGTGAAACGACTGTAAAGTCAAGAAGGGAAGCCACTATTAAAGATGCACTGTCTAAGGCAGGGCTGAAAGAGGGTTTTTCCAAATTTATTACAGTGGAAAAAGATGAAGACATTCCGGAAGCAGTAGAGAACTTGAAAAAAGAGGTCTTGACACTGCAACAGGAAGAAATAGACAAGAAGCTGAAAGATGGCGGAACACCTTTAAAGGGACAATCTGCAGGAACTATCGAAGAAGAAAAAGCTAAAGAATATGCCAAGATGAGAAACGAAGGGGCTGCAGGACAACCATTTCAGGGTAAGGAAGTCATAGAAATCAACAAAGGGAAAGACAATAACAACAACAATAAACAATGAGTAAATGAGGTGAAAGATAATGAGTTTACAAATCACTAAAGATAGCGGATCTGTTTATGATCCAGTGTTTTTAAAAATCTTAGAAGATATACCTGGCGGAGTTACTGTTAAAACCGACAGATTTCCTGATGGTATAACTGAACTCAAAAAAGGTGCATTGCTGAATGCTGATGCTTCCAGTGCAGGTTTATACAATGTAATCAAAACAGCAAGGCTGACTGCTACTCCATCAGGCGGAACAACTGTTTTGGCTGTAGAACCGGAAGACCACTTGTTTAAGGTGGGCGAATTTATATACCTGTATGGGGCAACCGCTTCAACAATTACCAGAGTATCTGCTACAGCTATTGCCGTAGCTCATACTTTAGTGGCTACAGGTGGGGCAGTATCCGGTGGAGTTTTATATGAAACTGCCACTATCGCTACTGCAACTCCAATGCACAGTGCAGATGCTATTTTGAGAAACAATATACAGGTTAGAGACGATGAGGGGAATCTGCTGGACAATTTATTTGCAGGGGCTGTTGTAAGAGGAACTGTAGATGAATCCGAATTACCCTATTTTGTAACTACCGCACAGAAAACAAGCTTAACCGACAGAATAAGGTTTGCTTAGTCTTAGTAATATGATGACAAATAATTAATTAAATACGAATTATGAATGAGGTGAAACATAATGGAATACTCACTTTTAAAAGAGATAAACAAAAAGAATCTGCAGGCATACTTGAATGAACGAGTATTTGAGAAACTGTATTGGCCTACATTCTTTCCTTTAAAATCCACTCCGTTTTTAACTTATGAAACTTTAATAGGAAGTAAAGGGAATCGTGTAGCAGCCGATGTAGTTGCTTATGATGTGTCTGCACCATTAAAGACCAGAAGGACTGTTAGTAAACTGGCTGGAGACATTCCGTCTATCCGAATGAAAAAGAAAATGACTGAGAATGACTTGAATACTTATAATATTCTGAAAGCTCAGGCATCTCCAGACCAACAGGCTATTTTGGATTTAGTTTTTAACGACGTTGATGATGTTGTTGACGGTGTAAATGCCAGAATGGAATGGTTAGTTTTTCAGGCATTATCCAAAGGTAGTGTAAGTTTAAGCAGAACTACCAACGCAGGCGGTGTTGTAACCGAAGAAGCCATTGACTTCCAGTTGCCAGATGACAATAAGAAAACAGCATCTGTTGTTTGGACTGCTTCAGTAAGTACAACCAAACCTATTACCGATATTGAAACTGTAATGAGTGCTGCGGGTGATTTAGGGCTTAAACCGAGATATATACTGATGAACCGTTCCAAATGGGTAGAGTTCAGGGCTTCTGATGAAACAAAAGACTTTGTTGCCCCTTATGCTTTATACGGCGGGACAAGAAAGAAAAGAGCTCCAAGTTTAGCGGTGGCAAATGAAGCTTTAGAATCTGAAGGATTGCCAATTATTGTGTTGATAGATACCAGAATAAGCTATGAAGATGTAAATCATACTATCGTATCTGTTGACCCCTGGTTAGACGCTTCCGGAGCTGACAGGTATGTTACTTTCTTGGAAGACTTAAAATGCGGTGATATGCTTTATGGCCCAATTGCTGAAGAAACTAACCCACCTAAACAGGTAACACAGGCTAAGAAAGGCAATATACTCGTTTCCAAGTGGAGCGATGTTGACCCTGTTGCTGAATATACCAAAGGTGAAAGTAATGTTTTCCCAAGCTGGCCAACTGTAGACAGAGCTTTAATTTTAGATACCGAACATACAACTACTTGGGGAGCATAAGAACTAACTAAGGAGCAGTAATTGACAAATTTAGAGGCTTTGCAATCACAAACTGAATATAGTAACGATAACTTGCTGGAGAAGATTCTGCTTGATAACGGATTGACAGCCAGTGCAACTTATGCGGCAGGTAATTCTAAGGATATAGACTTATGTGCCGCATCCTTATATTTTACTTTGGCTGCCCATCCTGAATTTAGAGACGGATCAACTTCAATCAAGTATAACGCAGTCCAGTTAATTGCTATGGCAAGAGCTATACTGCAAAAATACGGTCTTGATGAACCGACAGTAGACGGAGCTGCAATATGGTAATACAGAGATATCCCCATACAGCAACTATAAGTTATCACACTCCAGGGACATTCAACACTGTTGGAGCTTATGCAGAGGGTACGCTTGTTACCATAAGTATAAGCTGCAACATACAGCCGAACAACAGTAAATATATTATAACCGAAAGCGGGGATATGATTGGCTATAGCTATTTTATAACTGCACCGATGTTTAGCGATGTAGATAACGTTCCTAAAGATGCAAAATTGGAGTTTTTTGACAAAGAGCATGTGTTATTACATTTGTTTCCGTATCAAAACCATGTAGAAATGAAGGTATAAAGTCAATATGCCGTTAATACCAGGATTCAAAGGACAGGATACAGACAGACAGATTGACCAGTTTGTTATGAGCATTGAAGAACGGATTATCATGACACTTGCTATGGTTGGTGAGCAGTTTGTAAACGATGCCAGAAATACCAGAACTTATCAAGACCAGACTGGCAACCTGAGAAGCTCAATCGGTTACATTATTGCAAAAGACGGACATGTTGCAGTTGAAAATGTAGAAGGCAAGGCAGAGGGTAAAGCTCAGGCAAAAAGAATTGCAAGGGAAATACTGCAGGAGAATAAGCAGGGTTTTGTACTAATCGGAATTGCAGGCATGGGTTATGCAGCAGCAGTAGAGTCTAAAGGTTATGACGTTATTACAGGCAGTATACCGGCGGCAATAAGGTTACTAAAACAGAAGGTAAAGGAATATGGCTTATGAAGACAACTTTTGACATATCAGATATCTTGTACCCGATTATAAACGTAACATCTGTTACAAGTACGATTGACGGCAGGGTTTACAGGGATAAAAAGCCGTTAAACTCTGAACTGCAGGATATTATTGTTATTCCTTTGTCTAATTTTAACGGTGATGAGGTTATACAGGAAGCAACATTTATGGTTAACTGCTTCTGCAAAAACTTTGACAACGGATTGCCGAATATTACCAAACTAAAAACAATTACAGATGCCGTGATAAAAGTTATTGAAGATTACAGTGCCACAAGCAATTATTATGTCTTTGAAATTACTAATCAAACACTTATGCAGGATACAGACCAGATAAGCATGAGTTATGTAAATTTAAGAATAAATTGTTATATAGAAAAATGATAAGTGATAAGTAATAAGTAGAAAGTAATAAGTAAATGAGGTGAGTAAAATGAGTGATACAAGATTAATTGGAATAGAATCAATCAAGGTTGGACCGTCTTTAACATCTCTTGAAACAATACAGTATATAGTTCCTGACAGTGCACATCTTGTTATAAATGCACCTTCTGTTACTGACTTATATTGTGATGATAAAGAGGTTGCAGATATACAGGTGCTTGCTGCAGGGAAAAAGACTATTGAATTTGCTACAAGAGATATGGACACGAGTATTTTTGAGCATGCCTTTGGTGGTACAGTAACCACAGCAACAACTAACGGTGTTTGGGAATCTCCCACAGGTGCAACAGTAGTTAATGAAAAAGCCTTTGAACTAATATCTAAAACCATTAACGGAAAACAACTGAAAATCGAGATAAAGAGGGCTTCTTTGTATGCCGGTGCGGACTTGAGATTTACCAAAACCGAATCAGGGCAAATAACTTTTACCGCAGATGTATTACTGCCTGATACTGGAGTGCCAATAAAAGTTAGCATATTGGGTGCTTAAAACGTATATGACAGTGGTTTACCATGAAACATATTAAACATAAATTTAATTTGCCCGCTACTGGGATAACTGCACCAGGGCGGGCAATACTTTAGAAAGGAGTTGTTATGGCAAAAGACAGTAAGAGTAAAAAAAGTAAAAAATATACTGAGGATAAAAAGGGTAAGGAAGTTAACAAAGATATGCAGGGGAAAAAAGCAGAAACCGAATCTACAGATACCACAAGTACAATAAGAAATACAATAGATTCTGTACTGGAAAAAGGTGTTGACTTTACTATTAAGGTACAGAAACAGAATATACTGCATAAACTGCATATACTGCCGACAGAGAGGCAATTTGTTATCTATCCGTTAAATATGGGAACAGTGCTTAAAATCAGTGAAATATTGTTTGATATAAACACTGATGAGCTGGATGAGCCGTTAAATAATCCTGATAAGGAAAAGGATAAGCAGTTTAATTTTCTGGAGGCTGGAGTTAACCAGATTATTGAAAATAAAGACAAGGTAATTAAGATAATTGCTTATGGCATTACTAACAGCAAAAAAGAGCCGTCAAGGCAGTTGGTTAACTTCTTAGATAATAATTTAAACGCAAAGGAAGGGCTAAAGCTGGTTACCCTGATAGTACAGCAAATGAATGTTTCCCCTTTTTTAGCTTCTTTGGTCTCACTAAAGGGGATGAACCTGATGAAGATGAAGAAACGAGAAACAACCCCTGGAGAATAATAGGCGGTTTAATGCACTATTTTCCAGGTATGACTATGGAAAACATTCTCTGGGATTACAGCTATACCAATATTGTAATGCTTTTAAGCTCTGTACCGAAATATGACGCTAAAGAGGATAAGAAGAAGAAGGCGAAAGAATTGGAAATTAAAGATATTAGTGAATTTAATTTAAAAGGAAGGATGAGATGAATAAACCTAAATTATCAATTTGCATGATAGCCAAAAATGAAGAAGGGAATTTGCAGAGATGCCTTGATTCATTATTGCCTATTATCAATATGAAAGATGACAAAACATTAGAACCGTTAACAGAGTTGATTGTTGTTGACACCGGATCAACAGACAGAACGGTTAATGTTGCCAGAAAGTTTACCGATAAAGTTTATGAAAAAGAGTTTATACCCTGGGATTTCAGCAAGGCACGCAACTACAGCATATCCAAAGCAACAGGTGAAAGGATTATGTATATCGATGCAGATGAGGAATTGACACAGCGGTCTATTTATTTTCTGGAAAATGTAATACTAAATCCCAAATATACACAGCCGACTATCTTCGTAAAGCTATGCAACTTTTACACAAAGGATTTAAAGCAGTATTCAGAAATGATGCAGCCGAGAATATTCAACAATGACCCTGATTTCCACTTTGAACAGGCAGTACATAACAAGCCGGTATGTAAAG